CTACTGCTTGATACCCTTCTCCGCAAAATAGAGTATTATCCGGCCCTGCTGGTTAAGCTCGTTTATCAGCAACATCAGCGCCTCGATGTTCAGACGCAGTGCGTCCTCGTCAAACAGGTTCAGCTGCGCCATGCGCTGGCTGATGAACTTACCCACTTCTGGTGCTGATGCCCGTCGCACCATGCGGCATCCAGACGTCGTGTCATTCCTGAGCGTGCGTAAATCAGAGACATTTATATATGTGTAATAACATCTGCTCAGAAGCGGAAATTGCTAATAACATTCTGTGTTGCTCAAAGGCGAGCAGATTAACATTCGCAATTCGACCTAAGCCGCAGTCCCGACACGGCAATTACGGCGTTTCGGCGGCCTTGAGTCTGGCGGCGGCATGGGCATTAAATCTGGCGGGACACTTTCGATTAAAGCATCTCAAGTTAGTGTCGATAAGGGATAGGACAACAATTTGAACATCAAATGTCCGTATCAAAAGATGCATTTTTTTATGTCCGTGTTAGACTGACGAAAAGAAATAGGAGGTGCTAAATGACTACATTACGCCGTATGCCAGCCCTCAGCCCGGAAGAAATCCGCAAAATTTCTGAAAAAGCCGTGGCGAATGTCGCTGCGCAGAAAATCGTTACGACTAACTCAAAAATGCCATCGGTACACAGTTCTGATGGTGGGGCGCTGTTACGCAAAGTAAACGGGCGAGCTTATCGCCGCACGAAAGATACGGCTTCGTTAAATGCAGCGACATCAGGCTTAGTTGAACGCGCTCGCGCGTTGGCTGGCTCTGTATTATCACAGAGCAGCGGGCGTCAATATATGCAGGATTCATTTAATCAGGTACGCAAAACCAAAAAAGCGTAACTCCGATTTATCGACAAAAGCCCCTAACGAGGGGCTTTTTTTTGTTTTTGGTGAACTATGGCTCAGCAATCTAAAAAGTGGGTTTTTACCGAACTGGTAAAAGACCCCAATAACATTGAACAACTGATTTCATATGCAATTTATAAAGGGTTCAAGGACGAAATTGCCCGCAATGCCCGCGCAGCTGGAAAAACAGAACCAGAAATAGAAACGGAGCTGATGGCATATCACGATCAATGCCTCCAGTCGCCGAAACAGTTGGAGGTTTTCCGAAAAAGCGCTAAGGATACGCTGGATGGGTATATAACCCGCGTAAATGGCGAATTGGAATCACGTTTGAATACAATATTTGCACAGCAAGAGGCGGACTACCAAAAGCAGATCAAAGCTCTGGAAAAGGACAAAAAGGCGGCTGAAAAAACGGCGTTGAAGCAGCTGCTGGCGGGGGCAGAAAAATATAGCAAACAGGTCACAAAGCCGGTGGGCGCTGTTGAACATATCCAGAAATATGGTAAGGCGTTCCTGAAATTCATGTTTTCGGGCGTCCCAAAACTTTTTGCGACAGCATTCTCGGTGTCATTAATGTTTGCTATATATGGCTGGGCTAGCGGTGATGGCACATCTGCTGTTCGCACAGGCTTGATGAAGTGGATAGATATGACGTTTCCGGCAAAAGAAGGGAAAAACGCGCCCAGCGAGGCAACCAATAATGCCCCGCGAAATGGTGCCGGGCCAACTGATTAACGGCGGCGGCTTGATTCGGGACAATCTCGGACTTCCGCTTCTCGCTCAAAGCGGACCTTCTCTTTTCTTTAATGCCTGAACAATATCCTTTTTATCATGCCCGCGCGGTCGGCACATCACTGAGTCGCGTCGTGTAACACGGCGACAGCATCTCCCGCTTCATCTGCCACGCCTGCTGGATGCCCTGTCCCGCAAAATACAGGGTTCCCCGCCCCTGCCGGTTGAGTTTGTCCATCAGTGACATCAGCGCCTCGCTGTTCGCGCGCGGCGCATTCTCGTCAAACAGATTCAGCTGCGCCACCCCCTGGCTGAAAAAGTCACCCAGCATAACGCCCGCCTTCTGGTACCGGTGACCGTCGCGCCAGACCGCATCGAGGCAGCGCGTCGCCGCGGCGATAATGTCGCGCGTGTCCTGTGTGGGCGTCAGCAGTTTGGTTCCAGCGTGGTTGCCGTAATACGGCTCAGCAGAGAACGGCGACGTTTTCACGAACACCGAAATGTACCGGCAGAACTGATGCTCGCCGCGGAGCTTTTCCGACGCCCGCGCCGCATAGCTGCAGATGGCCTGGCGCATTGCTTCATAGTCGGTGATGCGCTCACCAAACGAGCGGCTGCAGACAATTTCCTGTTTCGCCGGGGCAAACTCTTCTATCTCCAGACAGGGTTCGCCGCGCAGCTCGCGCACGGTGCGCTCCAGCACGACGTTAAAGTGTTTGCGGATAAAGCGGATGTCGGTATCACAGAGCTGCAAAGCATTTTTAATGCCCATTGCCTCCAGCTTTCTGGCAATACGCCGGCCGACGCCCCAGACTTCCTCCACCGGCATAAGCGCCATCAGCCGCCGCTGGCGCGCCTGGTTTGACAGGTCCACCACCCCGCCCGTCTGCGGCCACTCCTTCGCCGCGCGATTGGCGAGTTTCGCCAGCGTCTTCGTCTGGGCGATACCTACCCCACAATGAATCCGCGTGTTACGCCGCACCGTCTCGCGTATCTCCCGGCCAAAATCAGCCAGGTCGCGACAGTTCCCCACCCCCGTCAGGTCACAGAATGCTTCATCGATACTGTATACCTCAACGCGCGGGCACATTTCCTCAAGCGTGGTCATCACCCGCTGGCTCATGTCGCCATAGAGTTCATAGTTGCTTGAGAAGGCTATGATCCGCTGTGGAAACTGCATCTCGCGAAGCTGGAACCAGGGCATGCCCATTTTTATGCCAAGCGCTTTGGCTTCGCGGCTGCGCGCTATCACGCACCCGTCGTTATTCGAGAGCGCCACAATGGGCTTACCGGTCAGATCCGGACGGAATGCCGTCTCGCAACTCGTGTAAAACGAGTTCATATCAACCAGCGCGAACATTGCGGTGCAGGGTATTTATCACGCAAATGACAACGCCGACGATTTCGAGGTCGTCGGCGTCATAAACAGCTATAGGCGGGTAAGCCGGGTTCTCGGCGCGCAGCTGCGCCATCGGGTACGTCACCAGCCTTTTAACGGTAAACTCCCCGCCAATATTGGCGACCACGATGTCGTTATGCTTCGCGTGCAGACTGAAGTCCACCAGCAAAAGCGAGCCGTCAAGGATGCCAGCGTCGCGCATCGAGTCGCCAGCAACCCGCAGGACATAGGTGGATGAAGGATGTGCAATAAGGTGGGAAACGAGGTCAATGCCGCTGTCGATATAATCGGCAGCAGGACTCGGAAAGCCTGCTGAAATCAGGTCTGCATAGAATGGGATGTTGACTGGCGTAACCGGCCAGACGAGGGGGTGTATTTTCATTATGTACCTCCCGGTAAAATTACTGTTCATTTATACAGTAGTTTCAGGAAGTAACGAAATCAAGACGCAGCGGCCTATTAATCGTAACGGCAGGTAATGTTTTTTATAAGCAGAGCAGCCCATACGGGCCACTATGCCTTATCATTTTCCACTGACCGATTCGCTTTCAGAACCTTCTTTGGTGGCGCTTCCCGCAGCAATGAGGCTGGAAACTGACGCCTGCAGCCGGGCCTGTTCCATTTCAAGCGCAGCAATACGCGCCTTGTTGTCCTCATCATGCTGGCGCAGCGCTTTTATTGCAGCCAGAGCGTCAAGTAACATCGGCGTCTGGTCAAGCACCATGTTTTCGCCAACATCCTTCACGTATTCCTTGTCAATCTGCATAATCTGCTGGGCGATAACGCCACGGCGCGCCGACCGTTCAGGTTTATCCCACTTATAGCGGAACAGCTTAAACTCCATGCGGTTGATATTGTCCAGGCCAGCTTCGACATTAAAACTCCCTTTAACATCTTTCAGGCGCTCATCTGAAACAGCGGCCATCGTGAACTCGCGCCACGGCTGCCATACACCGCCGCCGTCACCATTCTGCGAGCGCGCAAAGTAACGAGATGCAGAAGCGTAATTACCAGTGAACTGTAAAGCATACGAATGGAAGTTAGCCGCAGAAAATGTAAGGCAGGTACCCGTAATGCCTGGGTTGCCGGTTGCGTTTGCATAACCAAAACCAACGGTATTCGTGCGCATATCACCCCAATCACTAACCGTTGCGTTAGCTTGCCCGGCAGCGTTAGCAGTGTCGCCGTTGTTGGTCAGAAACTCATTCCACCCGTTAATGCCACCACGATCGAATCTTTGTTCAGCTGCAAGATATTTCCTGAAATAAGCGCCACCTGTACCTTTAAAGTTGAAATATAACTGAGCACAACCATTAGCGCCGTTGGCAGCGTTTGGCAGCGTCATTAAAGATCCGGCCTGCTGATCGCGTGGGTATCCATACGATTGTGTCGCCTCTCCGTTATAAGGTTGCTTAAAAAAACCGGGTCTTTGGAAATAATACTCCCAGTTAATAGATCCGGTTATAGCAGAAGCCGGAGCGCGAGCAACCTGCATGTTTTCCCACGTTGCTGCAATATCAGTAGGTTTAAACGTTGTGGCTGTAAGCTCGCCATTATCGGAAAAGATGCTCTTAATAAAATTGATTATCTTGAGCCAGCTTGGTCCGCTGAATGTCGAACCATCTTTGAGAGTGACCGTGATATCGTCGCTGGCGCTGAAAACCTGTTGCCAGTTTGTCTTGTCGAGGTTAAGACCACGTAATGCTTCTGCGGTCTGTGAGGCAAGAGCCGCAGTAATTAAGCTTTGTGCTTCCTGCGGAACGGCAAACCAGGCGGCACCGCTCTGGGTTGGACCTGTGTAATCACTAACAAGCATCAGTTGAGTGTTATTGGTGATTGCTTTAACGGGCAGTGTATAAGGCGTTCCACCAACTTTAACAACGATGAGATCGCCAGCTTTTAATTCCGTTGTGAATGATGTTCCATTACCAGTAACCGCAGCTGATTTATTGGTTAGCGTAAGAGTTCCTGCAGACATGACTGTCTCCTGAAATAAAAAAACCCGCCGAAGCGGGGTCAGAGTGTCGGGAATGTGGCGTAGGGTATCCTGAAGCCGCGCGAAAACAGGGGAAGCGTCCGGTAATTTGGTGTGTTCTGGTTGATATATCTCAGCGAGAAGTAACCGGAGTATTGCTTTATGGCGATACCAAGATTTCCGCCTACGCCCTCTTGATCCTCAGACAGCATCCCCGGAAACATATCTGTCGGCAGAAAAGGCGTACCGGTAACGGGGACTGAAAGGGTGTTGTTTTGCAGGTCATAACCTGCCGGAACTTCAATGAAACCTGTGATTCGTGGCGTGCTCTGCGCAGATATTGCAGACCATATAAGGCTTCCGGAACTGTTAAAAACATCGAGATATCCGCTCTGAACAGCAACGTCAAGACGTGTAAAAGCCAGATCGACTTTTCCCGGCGTGTATGAGTGGATGCCAGGCATTCCCCACCCCCCCACCGCGAAACGACACCAGACTATTTGCCCTGGCTGATGCCAGTCAACGAAGGTATTTCCGACTGTTTCATAAGCATCCCTTAACACGTTAAGATTTCCTATGCCCGGAATATCCATGTCAAAATAGCCGATATCCCAGCGGGGCGATGTGATTCGGCGCTGCAGTCGCGGCGAGGTGAAATCACTGTTTACCGTAATGGCGCCCTCATTATTTCTTATTTCAAATCCGCTCATAAAAAGCTCATATAAAGCTGTAAATATCGACAGGACCGCTTTCCGGCGAAAAACCAAGCGCAAAATTAAGCGTTACCCCACCGTCGTAGCAGGAAACGATCGACTGTCTGTCACCATATGGCGCGGTAAACACAGCGAACGAACCTGCGGCTGTTACCCCTGCAACAGGAATGTTTACCTGTGTCACAGCGCCTCCCACCTTATTGAACTGAACGCGGGCGACATGCCTCAGCATATAGTCGCCCAGATCAACAATAAGCTTTCCGCTGGCATCCCAGCACTGTAGTCCGGACATCAGAAAAGCCCCATTCTCACGCGCAGGACATTATTGGCGTCCCAGATTTGCACAATGTTATTGGTAATTAACATGCGACCATTTCCACCGCTGCCGTTAAGCTCGAAGTTTCCGTTTTTGTCCAGGCGCCAGCCAGTGCGACCTGCCACATAGTTCGTGGACTGTATGAATGCGCCAATTTTGGCACTGGTAATGGTGCCATCCTGAATAAAGGCAGAGTTCATAAACACCTGCCCGCCCACCACAGCAAATGGCGAGAACTGGCTGGCGCCGCTGCCGGTGGTCAGCACAAACTGATCGGCATTAAACGCAACACGCGTTACAACCGGCTGCCCGGCCTGCGCCAGCACCGCAATGCTCATGCCGGCGCTGTAGTAGTTGCCGTTAATCCGCACACCCGCCTTCAGCGTATGAATGGCCGTGGCGCCACTGGCGTCCACCACGGCGGTAAGTTTGTCTTCCAGCGCGGCCGTGACATTGCCTATCTGCGCCTGGACCTGAGTGCTCATTTCCGCCAGAGCCTTATCAACGTCGGCGATAGTGGTTTTCACCACCAGAATATCGGCGCGCACTTCGCCATACTGCTTCCACTGATGATCGACCGTGGCGTTGTTCGCCAGTGCGTTCTGCATCACCGCCTCGATGTTAGTGTCGATTTGCTGCTGCAGCGCCTGGCCGTCGGCACTGGTGAGAAAATCCCCGGTAATATCACCCAGGTAATCCTCCGCGTTGTCGTTCGCCATGCCCCGCACCCAGCCGGTCCATGCTGACTGGTTCCCGATGCGGTCCACCAGCCGTGCGCGGTACCAGAAAATCTGCCCCGCACGCAGGCCAAGCTGCGTGTAACTGTGCGCAGGATACGGCACATCCGAGAGCAGCAGCGCGTCGCTGCCGTCGGTCGCGGCGGCATACTGAATTTCGGTCATCAGCGTATCGTCAGCACCGTCAGGGAAGTTCCAGTCAAGCTGGATGCCCCAGTTAATCGGCGTGGTGCGGAAATTCAGCGGTACCGGCGGCTGCCCCACCTTGCCGGTCAGTGTCACTTCCACGCTGGTCTGCCAGACCGAGGCGACATCGCTGGCGTTTACGGCGCTGACGCGCGCCATATACCGCCCGGCATAAATGCCCTGCACCTCAAAGCCGAGCGAGCTTGTGCGCGGCACATTCACCCAGTCGCCGTTATCCTTGCGCCACTGGCATTCATACGCCACGGCGCCGGGTGCCGCGGGCCAGGCGACACGCAGGGTTTCCACGCTGAGGTTCTGCACCACGCGGCTGTAACTGCTGAGGGTCACGGAGGCTGGCTGTGCCTGCACGCCCGGCGGAATGGCTGATACCGGACGCTCATCGAGCCGCGCGCCGGAATCGATGGCGGCATATTTATCCGGGTTGTGCTGCACGGCGCTGATGGTCCAGGTGCCGTCGTTATTGTCTTCAACGGACGTGACGCGGTACTGCTGGATCGCGACATCCTGCGCATCCACCGACCAGACCGCCTCGCGCTCCGGCGTTTCGCTGAATACCGCAGATACCGTGACGTTTGGGCCGCTGACCGCCTGAAGGGTACGGGCCTGTGATTTACCGGACGGCAGGTTGACGATAAGCCTGTCGCCTGCTTTTGCATCCGGCGTCCGGTCGAGCGTCAGCGCACGACCGTTCACCTGACTGATACGCCCGCCCATGACCCGCCCGGACAGATACTGATCCGCCACGCCGATGATATGGCCCGGCAACGGGATCATGCCTTCCAGCCCGGTGGCGAAACTCACCATCCGGTCTTTAGCATTTGTCAGCAGTGCCCAGCGGCCGCGGCGGTTGGCCTCGGTGCGCCGCGTGCAGCCAATGGCGGAGATCTGCGTCTGGCGCACGCCGTAGCGCCGCACCAGGTCAGGCTCCATCACCGCTTCCACTTCATCGGTGTAATGGTTCTCCGGGTTTGACCAGCTCACCATCGCCGTTGAATAACGGTTCTTCTCGCTGCCGCTGGCGTAGGAGAATTTGCCGTCAATAACGTTGGCGCGGGTGTAGACATACGTCATATCACGCGGCATATCCGCCAGCGCGGCCAGCTGATTACCGGCCCAGTAGGTCATGCCGCGGAAGATGCTCGCCAGGTCGCGCAGCACCGTAAACGCCTCGTTCTGGCTCTGGATATACACGTCGCAGAGAAAACGTGGCTCAGTACCGCTGCCGCCGGTACCGTCCGGCACGGGCTGATCGCAGTACTGCGCGATGCGGTAGAGTTCCCACTTGTCCACCTGCGTCGCATCCAGCCGGTCTCCGATCCCGAAACGGTCACTCAGCACCAGGTCGTAAAACACCCATGCGGGATTATTGCTCCAGGCCCATTTAAACGAGCCGTCCCAGGTGCCGGAATAGGTGCGCGCCACCGGATCGTATGTCGTGGGCACGCGGATTTGCCGCCCGCGGGCGCGTACGCTGATTTGCGGAATATTGCTGAACTGCTTCGCGTTGAACGACACAAAGAGCAGCGCGGTGTTCGGGTAGCGCAGCTTTGCATCGATGATTTCGGAATACGCTTCGATGTTCGTCGTATCCACGATGCGGCTGGAGGTGCTGTCCGCCGTCGTCCGGCTCACACGAAGCTGCCAGCCGGTCCGGGCAGGCGGAAGGTCAATGCGATGGCTGCGCTCATAGAGGGAGGTGGTTTTACCGTCGAACGCGCTGTTCAGCACTGTGACATACCCGCCGCCGTCTGTGGACAGTTCAATTTTGTATTCGACGCGGTAGCCCACCACATCCCCGTTGTCCTTCATGCGCTGCAGTGAAGGCACACCGAGACGCACCCGGACCGCAGAGAGCTGCGTGTTGCTGATGGCACGCGTCCACGGCTGTGTGGCTTTAAGCTGAGTGTTAACGGTGATTTCATTTTCCACCGACGGTATGCCGGGAATGTAATCCTGCGTCTGGGTACCCGGACGAAACTCCCATTTCACATCGGGAAAATTAAGCGTGCCGTCGGCGCTGCGGATCGGGGTACCGTCGAGGAAAATATCTTTATCCGTCAGGCCGCCGGCGAACTCCCCCTCGCCCAGCGCCAGCAGTATTTTGGCCGTCGCGATCGACTGTAATGAATCAGGAGACTCCCTCGGCGTGCGTGAATTACCACCGCCACCCTTTTTACCGGTTATTTTTTCCATACTGCGCCCATAAAAAAAGCGCCCGCAGGCGCCATTATCAGACCGGTTCTCACTGGTCGTTGGTGTAGATGCCGGCAGAGACAATCGCGCCGCCGATTTCGCGCTCGCCATACAGGAGCCCGACGGGGTTACCCATTGCCGTGGTATTCACGGGCCCACCGAACGCATAGCTCGGCGCGTTATCGGGGTCCTGCCGCGATGCCAGCCCGCCGGGCTGCGGTGACAGCATCTGCACCACGCCGCCAATCATCATCGAACCGCCCATAAGGCCAATACTCATCGCCGTGCTGCCTGCGATGGCACCGATACCCACGGGGCCAAGAGCAAGCGCTCCCACCACCAGCACGGCACCAAGAATGGTCTGCAGCACACCGCCACGCTTGCTTCCGGCAATCACCGGCGCGATGCGGATATCCTCTTCGCCGCTGTTATGCTTCAGCTCGTCCTGGCCGATGTTCTTTTTCCCCCGGAACACGGCAAAGCGCAGGCCGCGCAGGTGCGCCGTCTGCATGTACTGCTCAAAACCCGGAATAATGACCGACAGCGCGCGACAGGCTTCTGCAGGGCTGGCAATCACCAGCCGGTGCTCGCGACCGAACCGCGCGCCAAGCGCGCCGTACAGCCGCACCGTTTTCAGTTCGTTCATGGCAGATCCTTGTGTCTGACAATTTTAATCGTGCGCTCGCGCAGATAGCCGCCGTAAGGCGTTGCGCAGGAGAGCTGGCCGTACAGATGATGCAGCAGTTGGTTACCTTCCAGCAGAATACCGGCATGATTCACCACCGGCGCGGATACCTGCATCAGCACCATGTCGCCGGGGCGCGGCTCTGTGACCTCGCGGAACCCCTCGGCATACCAGTTATCCATATAGAGATTTTCTCCCCGCTCCCACCACGGGTAATCCACGCTGTAGTTGCGAAGCATCACACCCTGCCGGCGGTGCCAGTCCATCACCAGCGACCAGCAGTCGGCATAACCCAGTTCAAAGGCGCGCCCTTCCAGCGGCCGTTCACCGCGGGGCGCAATGGTGCGCAGGTCGCCTTCCGGCCACGAGACGATTACCCAGGGGATGCCGTGAGCATCGCACTGCAGCTGGTCGAGCTCGCTCGGCTGGGTGGTGGCGCCGTCGCCCGGGTGGGAATGCACAATGGCAGTAACGGTTCCCCAGTCTTCCGCGGTCGCGTAATCCTCCGGCGACAGCTCAAACTGTTCTTCAGGCGCACCGGTGTTATTCCGGCACGGGAAATACCGCTCGACGCGGCTTTTTTGTGCCACCACGCCGCAGCACTCGCGCGGGTATTCCGCCGCAGCATGCGCCAGGATATCGGCAACGGTTTTATCCCGCATGGTTACCTCCGGATCAGGCTGGCACCCGGGAAGCCGCCGAAATCGAGCCGGGCATCCGAACCAAAGCGTTTTTTACAGTCGGTCAGCAGGCCCGAGCATTTATCCTGTGCCGGGTCAGTCACCGGGTTACCTTTCAGATCAAACATGCGCGGGCCGTTGTAGGTACAGCCGTCACCGCTGCGGTATTTGTTGCGGCAGGCCCAGGTGCAGACCGCCGTGATTTGCCGCGTCGGGATCAGCAGTCCCTGCAGGTCCATCGGGCTGGAGAGGCGGAATTCCACCACTTCATTGTCTTCAGCCGCCTTGCTGTCGATGTAAAACACCTGGCGGAAATACTGCCCCGGATCGGCAGACGGGTTGCCGTCGGGAAACGTGAGCGCATCGAGATACTGGCCGAACGTATCCAGAACAGTAACCTTTGCCTGTACCATGTCATCAAAGCGCAGGCAGAGCGCGGTCACCACGCCATCAAGGTTAGCGACGCGCAGCACCGGCTCCGCGCTCTGGCCGTCACTCGACGACGCCAGCCCGGTAATTTCAAATGGCCAGGCGCCGTACTCCTCGCCATCAAACCAGATGGATTTAGCGGCAAGCTTTAAGGTGTCGCCGCCGCTCGCCGCGATTTCTTCCGGCGTATGAGGAATGGTGCATGCGTGAAAGCGCAGCACGCCCGCGCCGAACGCCGAGCCGTCGACGGTCACCAGGCGGACGCTGTCGCCGGGCTCGAGCTTCTGAACGTCATTGCTGATTGCCATAAGTACCTACGGAGCGAATGCCTGTGTGAAGGTTGCCGTGAGAGAGAAAATGCCACCGCCCGGGGCCGACGGGCGGTAGGCGTCACAGCGGTAAAGCCCCGCGCCTTTCAGCGGTGCCTGCCAGATGAATGAGCGGTTACCGCCATGCCTGTCGAGGAAGTCCATAATCGCGGTGATGTAGCTTTCATCCCCGACAAATTCCAGATCCCATTTCTGACCGCGGGCGTTGATGCCATCGCCCGACGCCTGGGCATACCCGTCGCCGAACTGCGCGCGGCGGACGCGGTGAGTGACCTCGCCGCCGGCATTAATGCGCGGGCACCAGGTAAAGGTTTCGGTTGCCATGTTTCACCCATAAAAAAACCCGCCGCAGCGGGTAAGTAAGGAGCATCAGCGCTTGCCCTGCGTGGCGTTCCACAACGGGGTGCCGGGCTTGCGCAGTTGCGTGTTGATGGTATCGATGATGGCGCCGGTGATCTGGTTAGCTACCGCGCCGGCGGCATTAGCATTACCCTGCGCACCGCCTGTGCCGCCTGTGAAATTAATGGTCCCGATGCTGACGCTGACACCCGCGCCGCTCTGCGTGCCACTGCCCAGCGCTTTTACACCCAGCCTGCCGGTGGCGTCGCGGGTCAGCGGCATAATGGCTTCCGGCCCGGCCTCGCCCATCACGCCCGCCCCTTTCGCAAACGCAAAAAAGGTGGGAGTATCAACGACACTGCCGCTGTAGCTGCTCAGATCGGCTGACGAATAAACCCCACCCTTCGCGTTAAACTGGAAAGACGCGCCGTAGTTCTGGATGGCGGTGCCTGCATTCGCGCTGCCGGATGCGCTTCCGGCGACGCCTCCCACAATTCCTCCGAGAAGGGAGCCGAGAAGTCCACTGCCAGACGAACCGCCACCCATCGCGTTAATCACGGCCATCTGGAGCGCAACCTTTGAGATAGTCTGCAGAACGGATAACCCCCAGTCCTTCCAGCTGGCCTTGTTACCCACCAGCATTGCGGAGACGTTATCAAGCGCACTGTCCATCGTGGAAGTGATACCCTGCGATACCGTGCCGGCAATGTTGCTGACGTTATCCATCCAGTCTGACAGTCCCGCGCTTACGCCCGCGCGCCAGTCCAGTTCGCTTGCCTTCGCCTGCTGATATTTTTTATCAAGCGCATCCAGTGCAGCCTGGCGCGCAGCAATAGCCTCAGCCCCCTTATCGGTTTTATCAAAAACGCGCTCAACTTCCTGCCGCTCGCGGTACTGATCGCGCTGGCGGCTTCCCATTCCCGACGTCGCTGCCGTGAGGCCTGCCTCATCCTGGTAGCGGCGTGCGGCATCTTTGAGGTCTTTAAGCGCATCAGCCATTTCACGCTGTTTGCGGACAGCTTCATCAGCTTTTTGTGTCCACTTCGCCAGCGCCACAGCACCAGCTTCAATGGATTTGCGCTGTTCTTCGGTCCATTTAGTTCCGGCTTCATGGGAGGCGGCAAACAACTCAGCAGCTTTTTCACCCTGGCTGGCCCGTACCTTTTGCACTTCGGTAGCAATACTCAGGTCAGCCATTTTTCGGCTGTACTGCTCGGCTGTCTGGGAAGCTTCACGCGCTGCTTTGCCTGCGTCGCGAGTAGCATCGGCCTGAGATTTTTGGGCGGCAGCTACCCGCTGCGCATTGTTGTAGTCGTCCTCAGCCGCCTTTGTATAGTCCGCAGCATACTTTGAGTTTTCAGGACCTGTACGGCCCATTTTTTCGAGTTCAAATTGCGCTTGCTTACGAGCCCTAGCAAGGCCGGTTAATCCGGCAAGCTCTGCCTGCTGTTGCTTTTGAATAAGGCTTTGCTGATCTTGGGTTGATACTGGAGCCTGTGGAATGGCAAACGGGACATTAACCAGAGCGTTTCTTGATGAGAGAAGCTGATTACCAAGCGAAAGCAGTCTGTTTAGCTCAGAATGCTGGCCATTCATCATCAGCAAAGAATAATAAGCCTGGTTTTGCTTCCATGCCTGCTCGCGGAGCTGGTCAGTCCTGCGACGCTCGATTTCTGCCAGAGCCTGCTGAATAATACGTGCCTGCTCCCGGAGTTGATTGAGCTTGTCTTCCTCGACAGCTAAATCACCTGTAACAATGGAAATGGCGCGCACTATATTAAGATCGTTTTCTCCAGTGATGCCGGGTTTACCCCTCGCAGCATTGAGATCATCAATTTGACCTTTTAAGGTCTCAACTTTCCCCTGCTGTTCGGTGACAAGCCTGTTTTGCTCGGCCAGCGCTTCAATGGTTTTCTTGCGATTATCGTCTGTGTCAGGAAGCGACATCTTAGATGTCTTTTCGCGGATCTCATCTATCTGGCTGGCATATTCCTGCGCTGACTGGCGGGCCTGCTCCTGATTCTGGTACATGGCATACCATGCACCTGCACCAAGCATTACCAGACCTGGGACGCCCCCGATCAATCCCATTGCTCCGCCCAAAAGACGCGAACCAACTGATGTAACACTGTTCAGATTGTTCTGTGCTGTGATCCTGCCTGAAAGGTTGCGGGTAAGCGCCGCCTGCGCTGATGCCAGTCTTGTTTCGGCAACTGTCTGAGCATCAGCGTTTTTAGCCGCTGCAAGACCGGATTGTGCTCGCTCAAGAGCGGCGCGCGCCCTGACTTTTTCTGTCGCCGTACCGCTGGTTAACGCAGTACTCAAACGCGTTTGGGCTGCTGTAACCTTCGCCTCTGCGGCGGCAACCTTTTCTTGCTGAGCCGCCTGCACATCAGCACTGCGGGCTGTCTGAACGGCCTGTTGTGCCCTATATACCTCAGCTCTTGCAGCAGCCACTGCCGACTGGGCTGCTTTTTCCTGCGCGACGGCAAGAGCGGCTTCTGCTTTAGCGGCGGAAAGCAAAGAGGCTGTAGCCCCCGAGGCGCTGCTAACGACACCCCCGAGATACTTCGCCAGCCCAACTCCAACCAGCGCACCAGCAACTGTTGTAATGGTGGACATGTTATTAGCGACGTCGTTCAGAGCGCCGCTCACTGCAGATGACGTAAGAGAATCCAGGGTTCCGGCGACACCATCAAGCCCACCGGATAAGGCAGATGTAGCGCCTGTTGCCTGGTTGATGCCACCAACCCATGCCATAAAGGAGTTGGTTACTTTTTGCAGTGATCCGGAAACAGTTTGCGGCATGGAGCTGAACTCCCCCCGCAAATTATCGAGCTGGCTTATCATGGCTGGCACGACTTTATCAATCGTCAGCTGCCCCTGATCCGCCATTGCTTTAAGGTCTTTCCGGGCGACACCCATTCCAGCAGCCAGAGCTCTTATAACGCGATCACCGGACTCGTTAACGGCATTAAACTCTTCACCACGCAGAACGCCCTGGGCCAGCGCCTGGCTAAACTGCGTAATAACAGATCCAGACTCTTCAGCGCTAGCACCAGATATTTTTAACCCAGTAGAAACCGCCTCTGTTATCTTAAGAATATCCGAAGAGTCATAACCAAACTCACGCATAGAAGCTGCTGCACGCGAGAAAAGATTAGCATTATCAGAAAATGCAGTGCCAGTTCGCTGGCTAATCTGCATGAGCTGTATCTGAGAGCTGGTAAAGTCGTCAGTTGTACTTGACGCTTGTTTTAACCGGGCATTTACTGACGTCCATTCGTCAGCGATCTGGACTAGCTTGCCAGTTGCAAATGCTGCTGACGCCGCAGCGGCTGCCCTGCCTGCGCTTGCGAAACCACTTGTAAGATCGGACAGGGCTTTCTCGCTTTCCCGCGCAGCGGCAGCAGCTTGCCGACCGCCATTCTGCATGGTGCGATAATAATCCTGACCCATACGAGAAGCGCGGGAAATTTCAGTTTGAAATGACTGTGAGTTCGCAGAAATTTTGATAATAAGTTCACGCAAGGTAGCCAATGCTTAGCCTCCACAAATAAAAAAACCCCGCAGTGCGGGGCTTTTCAGTAACATAAATTTATTTATCAAACTCTTTATTGCCAGTTGAAAGTAAATATGCTGATTTTATATATGGTAGCCTCATAACTATTGAATCTTCATCAATAGCCGCTCCTAGAGCAATAGTTCTGCACATAAGACTAACATACCCTTGCTTCCTTATGCACATGCCATCCGGGCTTTCAAAAAATGGCATATCTCCTTTTTTCCATATTAATAAAGTTGCACCTTCTGGCACAGCCCCAATTGGTTGGACAGAGAATACCGTCATTGAATTGATGATGAACCCTCCAGCCGCCAGCACTAAAATAAATATCAAAAATATATATTTTTTCATTCTAAATCTTCCAGTTACAGGCAGTGGATATCTTTTTAGCGATATTATCAATTCCTGCAAGATCGAACTCAACTATTTGCATGGTTGAACCATAGGGTTCAAACCCAATGACTAGCTTTTTATGCTTCGATAATTCTTTTATAAAAAGCACCGCATTGGGAGCGAAGGCTGAATCCCCTCCCTCACCCGGAGTCCACGTAATTTTCTGTGGTTTACCCCCATCATATCTGATGGTCACTCGTGGTGAGTCAACTCCAAGATAATCAGTTACGGATAGATAGGCATCTGTAGAGTTTTCATTGCATCTTAAAACAAGAGAAGTGCTACGTTCAGTACCTTGCTTCACATAGATATCTTTCGTGCTATTTATTGCTACAACGTCAGTGGAGTCTGTTAGTTTGTTAACTTTAGATTTATAGAACCATGAACCATCATTCTGTAATTCATCAGATTGCGCGGCATTGGCAGCACCGATAAAGGTGCTCATCACTAAAAAAAATACAGATAATTTTTTCATCACTTCATCCCCTAAGGTATCGTTCGGACTAATCCTAACAGGGATCAAGCTTGCAACAAAATATGAAGATGGCATGTGACTTAGCATCACTATCCGGCAAGCGCCGCAAAAAACCCTTCCAGCCCGGCACTGCTCTCTTCCTGTTCGGGCGCATTCCACTGGAGGATCACATCATCCATGCTTACCTTAGCGCCCTGCGAGTTAAGCACGGCAGCGGAAATTTGCGCCGCCTGAATATCGCCGCGCCTATCACCGATGGGGTTGATACGGTCAAACTCGATCCACATGCGCAGCTCCCTGGCCGTCAGGGTTTGCTTCAGTTCATCAAGCGTGCGCCCCAGACGGAGCGCCAGCGTCATCAGGAAGAACGTGCCGGGCTGGCTTACGGCTTTTCCACATCGGCCGCCGAGGTAGTCAGGTCCAGCGCCTGCTTAAGAAGGCGGGCATGCACCGGGCCGTAGAACTGTTCAACCTGCGCTTTATCTTCTTCGGTAAAGACCTGTGAACCGTCTTCTTCAAGGAGCACATCGATAAACAGCACCACATCAGCACTCTTGTTACGCAATGCGCGTTCTGCTGCCGTCAGCTCTTCTGGTTCGCCTTCTCCCTGCTTCGGGTTAAGCACCTGCTGCCATTCCAGCCAAGCCTGCGCTGATGGCTCACGCAGTTTTACCCTGGCGTTTTCCCACTCCGGAACGGTGACGGTTTTTGTGCGAAAGCCTGCCATAGGTGCCAACGCGAGCGAGCGAAGTGAACTCTGTGAAACCTGTTTTCCCATTTCATTTTTTCTCAGTTTGTAATCAGGAATAGCGGCTTTCGCCGCTGTTATTAGCCTGCAGAAGGTGCCGGAACGATCGGGACGGGCTTACCTTTGATGCGCAGCGTAAACGATGCGGTCACCACCCCGGCAGTGCCCAGGCTCCAGCTGTTCTGACGAACTTCAGCCAGGAATGCATAACCGTTGCCGGATGGGAAGATCACCTGAAAAGCGTGCAACGCATCAGTGTCGTAAGCGGTGCGTAATGTGTTCTGCCCCTCTTCATCAGCAGACCAGTTCCCGGAAACCGTCATTTCACCTGGCGCGGCCAGGCCGTTTGTCATTTCCTGCTCGGTGGAACATAGCGTGGTGGTGTCGATGTCTGACTTTTGCCCACCGGTGTAGCTAAGCTCCTTGGTCGAGCAGTTGATGGATTGCCAGGTGGCGCCAGTGGGGTTTGGTTCGGTTGCAGGATTTTCCGAAATGTTAATTTTCGTACCCTGCGTTTTTTCATACTTAGAGGACATAGTGATCTCCGGATATAAAAAAGCCGCCTGGAGGCGGCAGAGTTAATATGAAGTGTGGAGTTATTGCCAGATCTGAACTTCAAGCGTGGCCCGGTAAAGCCCGGTATCCGGCTCGTAGCCGTTAATCTCGTTTAGTCCGACAGGATGCAGATCGGCCAGAGCCGCTTTAGCCTGATCACGTAGCGCCCGGGCATCATCAATCGACGAGGCCCAGGCATCAACCTGAACCGTGCTTGCTGTTTCTGCCGGACCGCAGAAAACATCCTCGCTGACTGAACCCGGGAGCAGATAAATCACCCACGGCGCCGTGGTACCCTGCGGCGCAACGTACGGAAAAACATTTCCGCCTGCCAGCGCACTGAGCCGCTGATAGATGTCAGCCTCTGTCATTTCGCCAGCACCTCATCAATGGCCTGATTCATCCGCTGCAACGCCACCTGCGTGGCCTCTTCATGGCGGGTATCGAAAGCCGGACGCACAAAAGGATGCGCAGGCATAGCTGATGTGCCAAGCTCAACGAAGCGCCAGTAAAATGCGTTACGCGAATTGCTGGCCTTCATGATGCTGTCACTGTTACCTGTGACCGGATTGACGCCGCGGATATGTACCCCTGATGAAATTTCGCCGCGGCGACGCGCTTTCTGCGTCACGACCACAACGTTCTTCTTCAGCTTGCCAGTTTTGACGGGAGCCCTCTTTTCGACCTCATCCTTCAGAACTTCGGCACCCGCACGGGTCGCGTCACGTAATACCTTGTTATTTTCTGCCCTGCTGAGCGTTTCCAGATCCTTTGCAATACCGGCCAGGCCGGAGAAATCAAGACTGGTTGAAATCACTGTTTAACCCCCTTCTCGCAAAGCAGTTCCAGCCGGGTGCCGTTCTCCGCAGAGATAGCCGAACTGATATCGTATATTTCACCGTTGCCGGTAGGCGGCAGGTGAACGGCGCGCCAGCCTGTCGTTACCGGAATCCCCGGATACCGCCGCATCCAGATTCGGGTAGTGGTGCTGCTCAGCTCTGCGCCACCATCCATCATCTCCCGTCCCGATACATCCGCGACTTCTGCGCGTACCGAAGCAACATCAATCCATCCTGTTGCCGGTTGCCCGGACGGTAGCCGCCCGGTGGCTGGTTTTTGCAGGCTTACCCTGTGCCGTAGTCTTCCTGCTTTCATACGCCATACACCCGGTAAGGTTGAAGAAGTGCTTCGGTGGAGAGGGCCAGCGCAGAGGTGACGTTACCCACGTTGACCGCTTCACGGTTCGCGTACCAGTGCCCGATAAGCATCAGCATCGCCATTTCAATATCATCGCTGTAAAGCAGGTGGTCAGGGTCGGAAAGGTAGCCCGAATCTTCAGGTGAATCATAAAGCCGGCGGCGGGTCCACTTTTCCACATACCGCGCAGCCGCCTTTATGCTGTTTTCGATCCAGTTGTCGTCCTCTGTAAAATCCGGCTCGATATTGCAGTGATGCTTAACCTGCTCTTTGGTCAGCATTTGCGCCCCTTATTTGGCCTTGCCCTTTCCTTTCGGATCGGGGTCTTTTTCGGAACCAGCCTTTTTCTGGCCGGGCTCTTCTGCGTAACCGCGCTTCACAAGCTCGCGACCGTGCTGATCGAGCGTTTCGAACTCGGCACCTTCAGTCAGCACGTTGCCTTCAAAGTAAATGGGCTTGATAGCGATCAGCTTCATGACGTTCTCCTTCAGGGAAAAGAAAAGCGGCCCAGGAGCCGCTGTTAAGAATTACGCACCTCCACCGGCGGCAGGCACAGTAAACGCACCATAGATGAACGCCTCGGGGCGTTTCACCGCCAGCGCCAGGCGCTCTTCACAACGAATCGAGATCATGTTCTTCTCGAAGTCATCGGCGTTTTCAGTGGAGATCACCACGTTGGCGTCTTCACGGTCGAAGAGCTGCGCCGCTGCGTTGAAAGCACCGGTCAGGAACTTGCCCTGGAACGCTGCCGTTTCGGTCGCCACCACCGGCAGGCCCCAGAGGGTCGGACCGCTCAACGCCGCCGGGTTCGCCAGGATGTAGCGGCCCAGACTGTCTTTAGTGAGTTCAATCTTCGCCCAGTCGATGAAGTGCAGAACATGGCCGGACGCCGGGAAGCGCGCCAGCTGTGCCTGCAGCATCGCCAGCCGAAGCACGTCAATTCCGTTCTGTTTCTCGACTTCAAACGCGGCGCTGAAGGCGGACGCCTGCGGCACGATGCCTTTCAGATGCGCGCCGGTGCCGTCACCAAACAGGATTTCCTGCTCTTCGACATACTTCAGGCCATATCGCATTTCCGCATCAATCGTGGACTGCAGCTGCGCGAAGTCGTCCAGGATCTGCTTGGACGCTTTGAACATATGCGCAATGGTGGTCACTGGCGTGATCTGGGTGGCGAACTGAATATCGCTGTACGGCTTGGTGGTGCCTTCCGGGACCACTTTTGCCGCATTGGTGAAGCCCGTCTGCTGCACCCAGAAGATAGCCGGTGCAGCGGTACGGCCCGGAGCGATCAGGTCGCGGATGAACAGGCGCTGCTTCGGCGCGGTGTCGATACCAGGCAGACGCTGCGGCTCCACCACACCAGTTGCCACGTCAGTAGAAATCAGCGCTGCATTTACCGGCACGCTCACGCGCTTGCCGCCCTCCACGCTGGCGGCGAAGGCTTTAAGCGCTTCGCTGCTGATAACGGTCTGACCGACGCTTTCGACCACTTTTGCTGCATTCGCCAGGGGCATTTGTGCCACCTGTTGTTCCAGCTCGCCGAGCGCGGCCTTGAGCGTCTTTTCCGCCTCTTTCAGGGCGTTAAACTCTGAGGCCATTTTGTCGACGGTTTCTTTAGTTTCTGCCGATAACTTGCCGGTTTTCTGGGCTTCTTTCAGCGCCTCTTCTGCTTTGGCGTTGAATTTGCCGGTGGCCTCTTCAATGCTGGCGCTGACTTTTTTCAGGATCTCGTTTACTTCAGACATAACATCTCCGTATTTACTGGGCAGCCGCTTTCAGTCCGCTAATGGCGGCTTCCAGACGGTCAATGGTTTCTTTTTCGATGGTGGCAGCGCCTGGCGTACCGTCAGGGGTGGCAGCAGCGCCCGGCGTGCTGCCCGATAAGGCTTTAAGCAGTTTTCGGCGTTCAGACCGTGGCGTGTTTGCTTTCGCCAGTAACGCATCCAGCTTGCGCAGCGCGGCGGCTGGGCTTTCCTCGTCGTCGGCAATTTCGTCAGCAGACAGCAGGCTGTCAGCAAAGCCCTTTTCCACGGCTTCGCTTCCGCCTATATAGGTTTCACCGTCCATCATTTTGTCGACGGTGGCGGCGTCGAGGCCGCTGCGCGCCTGGTAGATATCGCTCATGGCTTTATCAAACGGCGCCATGTCAGTGGCAATCTGCGCCAGGTCGTGACGGTTGCCCATCGCATAGACCCAGCAGTTGTGGATCATGAGGAACGCGCCGCGGCCTATCTGCACTTCATCGCCTGCCATTGCGATAATCGACGCCGCAGAGGCCGCCAGCCCCAGCACTTTCACGGTGACTTTGCCGTCGTACTCACGAAGCAGGTTGTAAATCGCCAGCCCTTCGAACATGTCGCCGCCGGGGCTGTTGATGTTGACCGTAACGTCTTCGCCATTAAGCGAACGAAGCGCACCGGCGATACGGCTCGCGGTCACGCCCTCGCCCCAGTAATCTGCGCCGATCACGTCAAAAATCGAGATACTGTTATCACCGTCGCGCGCCGCACGGATGCTGCCGTTCCAGCGTTCCATCGCCGCAGCAGGCAGGTCTGGTTTTTCGCGCGCAAAAGGTCGCCCCTCCGGCGCCGCCGGAAGGTTTTTAATGGTCATGGATGCTCCTATGCCGCCTGCTTCAGCGGGGACTGTTCGAAGGGAATGTCGGGGAAAACGTGACTGTGAAGCTGACGAAGCGCGGCGGCCTGCACTGCCGGGCTGTTCTTTTTGAGGTCCTCCAGCGGCGTCAGGTTCAGCTGTACCGTGTAAATATCTCCACCCTCAATGGGAGGCAGATTTTCCAGCCGACGCACATCATTGCGTGACATCCAGCCGTTCTGCAGCGCGCTGGTATAGTAGGCGGCGCGTCCTGCGCTGTCGGCACGAAGCAGCCCTTCGACAGAAAACTCGGCAAAGATGTCCTCTTCACCGTTCAGCAGGCAGCGGGAAATCTCCTGCTCAATATTGACCAGCAAAGGGCGCAGCGTGTGGGTCAGAAACTGCAGGTTCATCCCCTCCAGGCTTGATGCCCAGCTGCTCTGCTTAGAGGTATGCCCGACCATAAACGGCGGCACCCGGAACCAGCGGCAGATTTCCTCAATGCCAAAAGAGCGCGTCTCCAGCATCTGGGCCGCTTCCGGATTCATCGTGACGTTCTGATATTTCAGACCGCCTTCAAGCACCATGATTTTCCCGGCATTCTTTGAACTGGTGAACTGTGCCATGTAACTGCGCAGCCGTTCGCGTTGCTCTTTATCCAGCGGCATATCTGCTGAGAGAAAACCCGAACTCTGCAGGCCGTTCTCAAATATTTTGGCCGCCGACTCCTCGACCGCCATTGCAGCCCCAATCACATCGCGTCCGGAACTCAGCGGCATCATGCCGCAGACCCCGTCAAGACCGAAGCCGCGAATGTGCATCAGGTTCTTTTCCGCAATGACACGCGCCGTACCGTTCTCGGTGTAGGTGTACTCAAGCCGGCCGGTATCGAGGCGTTTTACCAACATGTTCTGGGGAAGCAACGGCACCAGCGAGACCAGTTTGTTGCCGATAAACAGCTTCTCCACGAAGGCGTTTCCGCGGAGACAGATACTTGCCACCAGCATCAGCATAAATCGCGATGGTGTCATCTCCAGATTCGGCCGGCGACAAAGTACCTGGTAAACCTGATTCTTTTGGGCCAGCCTGCGCGAGCCGTCAGGCTGCCGCTCGTAAATCTTCAGCGGTAGCGTTGATATTGACTCGCTCAGCAACCGGACGCAGGCCCAGACAGCTGACAGCTGGATAGCCTTATCCGCGGTGACCACCTTCCCGCTGCTGCTCGTACCGTACCATTCCTGCCAGAACGTCCCGTTGGTCAGGCTGATGGGGACGCCCAGCCAGTTAAGCAGGGCGCTTTTCACCCTGCCCGGCTGCTTATTTTTCTTCATCAGAAACCTACCATGATGGGATTATCAAAGAAGCCGCTCAGGTCCTGCTGGTCATTGCCACCGTTAATGAGCAGGCGACTCATCGCGGTGAACAGCGCAGCCGGACCATCAATCTTGGCCTCAGGTGTCGATTTGTTGGGAAAGATGTTGTCGTTACGATCCGGCTTCACCGTGACGTTCGACATCATCCAGTTCATCACGGGGTGATTGCTGTGGTGGAAGCGGCCGCCGTAAACCAGCGCCTCAACCTCTTTCATGGCCTCGGAGAAATTGCGCACCGTCTGCGGCACTTCCACAAGGGGTAAACCCTCTTCAGCAAGCGCCAGACTAAACTGCGTCGCGCTCCACGGATCGAAGCCTATTTCTTTAAGACTTTCCCCGCTGACCCACTGCTGCAGCTCTTCTTTGATCTGCGCATGATCGATAACGTCGCCATCCGTCAGGATAAGTTTGTCGAGCTCAGCCCATTTCCGGTAGAGCTCGGCCATCTGCCGCGAACATTTTTCCAGCCGCCCCTCGGGCAGCCAGAATTTAAAGTCGGCGTGAACGTGACCATCAGGCGATCGCCAGGCTTTTACCGCGGCGCAGATATCAATTTTGTTCGCCAGGTCGACGCCGACCCATAGTGGGTAAGTTTTCAGCTCATGCGCCGGCGCGATAAATTCGCATTTATCCCACTTCAGCATGTCCATCCAGGAGGACTCCGCCGTCACCCAGATATTCATATGTTTAGTGAAGAAATTAACGCGTGCTGATACCTGCTCTTTGGCTTTCTTCGCAAGGCGGCGTAAATCGTCCCAGCGCTTGCAGATCCCCAGTCCGGGATTCGCCTTTTGCCAGACCGTTTCGTCGAACGGATCGTCGCCGTCGTCCAGCGTGTAGATGATGGCGAAAAAGGTATCGTCCTTAACGGCACCTTCCACCTCACTGTTAAAACCGCGCAGCACCTTAATGGCGTAATCGCGCAGCTCGTAGCAGATACCTTCTTTGTTAAAGCCCGCAGTGGTGATACCAAACAGCAGGGACTGCAGGCGCGCACCGGTCGCCGTCTCGAGAACGTCCCATACGTCACGGGTTTTATGAGCGTGCAGCTCGTCAACAATGCCGCAGTGGATATTCAGGCCGTCCAGGTTGTTAGCGTCACTGGAAAGCGGCTCAAATTTAGAGGCACTTTGCTCCTGATAGATAGCCAGCTTGTTGAATTCGAACAGGCGCCCAAGCGTCGATTTCGCTTTTTTCACCATATTTTTGGCATCTTCGAAAACGATGCGCGCCTGATCGCGGGTTGTGGCCGCAGAGTAGACCTCGGCCCCACCTTCGCCATCCGCGCCCGTCATGTACAGGCCAACTCCGGAAGAAAGCGTGGATTTGGCGTTCTTACGCGCCACCTCGTTGTAAGCAGTACGGAACCGCCGCACCATTACCGGGCGGCCGCTGCCATCATTCCGCAGCACCACCTTGTGGGTTTCTTCATCCACCAGCGGAATAACGAAACCGTAAATATTGATAAGGATGAAAACATGCCAGTCCATCAGGGCGATCGGCTGCCCGGCCTGAGCGCCTTTCACATGCGGGATGAACTTATAAAAATTCAGAATGTGCTGGGCGCGGGGCTCGCTGAAGAAAATACCCCGCGCCTCGCCGTTTTGCAGATCGTCCAGAAAACGCTGGCAGGCCAGCCGGACATATTCACAGGCAATAATCTCCCCCGCCACGACGCGTTCGGCGTAGCGGATACCATCGGCAACCTTAGCCATTAATCCCTCGCTTTCATGAACTCAGCCAGCGGATCAACCGCGTCCGGCGTCTTGGCGCTGACCTTTGACCGACTGGCTGGCGTCATCCCGAACTCTGCCAGCATGGCGCGCAGCCGCTTCCAGGCATCTGCCTTCATCATTGCTGCCGGATGCGCCTTAATCAGCACATCCCCCGTCTGCGTTTCAGTGCGGTATGTATACCCCTCGATTTCCAGCGTATCGCAGTGGTGGCGGTACTCGGTATAAGCCTCAACCAGCAATTCGAGCGCGCGGGCGTCCAGCTGCGAAATGACGCCGACGGCATCCAGCTCTTCAGCCATTCGCTTAAACCAGTACTTCGCCTGTTTGTCGAAATGCTTAGGAGTTGGGGGTACCCCTGCAGGGGGTTGTGGCTCGTTTTTATTGATGGGGCGTTTTGATGGGTTACCCCTCACCAAACGCAGATGGGTCGGGGTTTTCGGTGGTCCGGACATAATCGAAAACTCCTATTAATCATCGAGTGGGGGACCCCATAAAAAAGTTTTCTAACCTGCGGCGGTGTGAAAAAGGGTTAGGCGGCGGTCCTTAGTAGGCATGGCCCTGAACTTTCGACCCGCCCTCCCCTGTTGATGAGAATCGATATCATTACGACAGAAATGATTGCATTTGAAATCATTTGTCGATACTGATTCTCATTTGATGTTGTCATGCACCGATCTGCCGAGCTTCTTACTTGGAGGGCCGCTGTTACCGATGCGTGGGCTAAACACTTTGTTGATATCCCAGCCTGCTTTCAGTCGGTACTCAATCGGGTTGCGTGAAATGCCAAGGTACTCAGCCCATTCACTGAGACACATTGTCTTGCCATGAGCCGTGTAACGTCTGTGCGACTTATTTCTGTGGGTGGCCTTCATCTTTTCACTGCCGCGCTTCTGATTACACAAGGCGCAGCTGGCAACAAGGTTTGACTCAGCGTTATTGGTTTTGCAGTCATCGAGATGATCGACATGCATATCATCCCAGGTAACCATTGTGCCGCACCAATGGCAGCTGAAAGGGCCGTCACCATGGTGTTGGTGGTAGACGACGCGATGCTCATAGGCTCGGTTACTGTTACGGCTTAACGGGTGAGTGGGAGCATTTACCAGCACATAACCACCCGAGTGAATAAGGTTGCCTGGCTTGAGTGTGCTTAACTTTTCTGTCGAGCCATGTCGACGAACCCGCATGTAATGCTTTTCACAATACGGTGTGTTGTTGGCCCTTGTTGGCAATCCACACCCCTCAACGGAACAAGCAGGTCGCAATGCCTTAGCGCCGACGTGCGTGCGCCCTGAATCAATTAATGAATCAGTCATGCTTTCACCTGTAAGGGTCAGTTTCGGTTTAAGCGATCCCGTGCGGTTTTGGCTTTATGGCACTTGAAGCAGATCGCAACCAGATTGCTATCTTCATCGGTGCCGCCGTGTGCTTTGGGTTTGATGTGATCAACGGTAGTGGCAGGGACTGGCCTGCCGTTGCGCAGACACTCCTGGCAGATGTGCCTGTCACGTTTAAGGATGCGGGCGCGGATGATATCCCACTTACTGCCGTAGCCGCGCTGGTGGCGGCTCAGCCCTCGCTGGTGCTGCTGCCAGCCTTCATTACGGTGAGCCTCGCAGTAACCCGAACGGTCTGTAGTAGTGCCGGGACATCCGCGCTTGCGGCAAGCTCGAGGGATAGCGGATGGCATAGTGGTAGCTCCAATAAAAAAGCCACCAGCAAAACGGGTGGCTTCATGTTCATGACTGCTAAAGTTAAAGGTTTTTATTTATTCAGAAGCTGTTCAACGTTAATCAGTGCTGGTATGCCGAGGTGATTGCGCAGCTTATCAATCTGAGCAACAGTTTTCGGCCTCTCCGGTTTTGTTTCATATTGATAATAAAATTTAATTGAATTCACACCCCAGCATCTCAAAAGGATATATACGTATTAGTATCAATTTAACGTACAGGTTTGTTCAGATAACTCTTAGAACACTAACTGTCGCTTGTTATATGAAATATATAGACAACACTTATTACCAGCTTGTTAGTAGAGTGGCTCCTACGTATAAGCATTGCTGAACCTTCATGTGTGAGTGCTATAAATCTCATCCTCGCAAAACATGAAATCAGTGCAACATCAGGGAAACAAGGCCAAAACTGCTTTTGCAATTAGTCGAATAACCAAAAAGCAGGATCTCCTGTTGTAGCCCCAGCCATGGGGCTTTTTTTTATCTTAAGCACTGCTCCCGAACATAAGCCTGCAATCCGCTCAACTGCCTGGTCACGGTCTCGATCCGCTCCCTGAGGGTGAAATAATCCCGTTCAGCGGCGTCAGTAAGTCGGGGGCTGGCTCCATCATCCACGCGGGTGGTGCCGGGCGCTCCCTGCGCGGAACAGGTGGCGTTGAGCTGCAGCCGCTTACGGCCAGCAGCCACATCGCGCTCAAGCTGAGCAATATTTTTCTGAGCATCCGCTAAGTCCTTCGTGTATTTGGCATCGAGAGTAGCCACATCCCGCTGACGGCGCTGCATATCCTCAATGTCATCTTTAGCCAGTTTTAATTCATGATTAACTTCGGTTAAAGATGCCTCTGCTTTTGTGAGCGAGGCCCGGTAATAAAGCGCAAATCCCACAGCGGCAAGCAAGAGTAGCGGCTTCCACCATGCCCGCACAAAGCCCCATAGCGCCGCCATCAGAGCACCCGGCGCGCTGCCGCATAGCGGGCCCGTCTGTCTTCCAGCCCGTTCTGCCCACCGTTAATAATCTGCGTGACGCGCAGCAAATCGCCCGGATATTTCAGGCAGCCTTTGCTGGTATAGAACCATGCTGCAGATCGCGCTGCGGTGGCGTCTTTGGAAAGCAGTTCCGGCGAGCTCACAAGGTCAAGTTTCAGCGCGGCGCCGCAATCGCGGTAATTCTCGAGCCCGGTGATCTGGATGAGCCCGCGTCCGCGATATTTCCAGCCATCACCCGGGGCGTTATTACCGAGGCGCTTGCTGTAAACCAGATTGGCGATCGCGCGCTGGCGTTCAAGGGGCAGCACCTTTTCATACGTGCGGCGGCCCAGCGTGTTGGCCTGATCCTGAGTTAACCGGCCAGCCCGGACAAAATCATTAAGCGCTGCGATGCTGTAGTTGAAGCTCTCTTCCAGCCTGGTAAAGCCGGTGCTTTCATGGCCGACCTGCGCGATGAACATTGCCTGGTCGACCGGCGCAGTGATGCCGTACTCGCACATCGCCGCATCAATATGCGGAAACCAGCGCGCAGCCAAGCTGGCGCTTAAACCAGCCGCCTGCTGAAATTGTTGTTGGTTCATTCGGGCCTCAGTACCTGAAACAGGCGCGCCACGTTGCCCCGGGCACGGAACACGGCGGCGCAGATGATTAAGTTGATGATGACCGACGCCCAGTGTGTGTGGACGTAAAAGTCGAAGAAGTAGCGGAACGGTACGGATGCATACGCCAGGATAATCAGGTATGCCAGCCACGATGCCCACCAGCGGTGACGGGCACCGGGCTTACGGAACAGCATCAGCCTCAGCACAATGGCCGAGCACGTCGCCACGTTGGTCAGTACCAGCGGATCACTTATTACCATTGGCTCCTCCTCTCCACCGCTGGAACCACTGCGCGGGGTCTTGCTGGCTGGCGAACGTCAGGATTTTAATCGTCAGCGCAGAGAGGATAACGGCCCCCAGTGCATCAAGCGGCTTGTCGCTGTATTCCGTCCAGCTGGCAAGTTTGGAGCCCACCAGCCCGGCACCGTAAACGCCAGCGATGTAAGAAACAACGAAATAGGCCGCGCGCCGGATCAGGGTCAGGTCTGCCGCGGTGGCAACATAAAAGACCGCGCCGGCAAACGCGCCAAAAATTACGCCATAATCTGTGCCGGTCAGCAGTCCATAGATACTTGCACCAGTAAGCGCAGCACCTGCTGCGACAGTTCCCGAAACCGGATCGGACATGTATCCCCCTCTATTGCTGTGCATCCTCTCTGAGCGAGGGGAAATGAAAAAGGCCGCCCGCAGGCAGCCAGTTTGAGTTTTGCTTTATTTTTTCAGTGAAGGTTCAGGACAGAGATCGGGTAACGGAATTCTTTCCGTTTATTATCCACACATACAACGCGAACATGTCGGTTACATATAAACCACGTTTCATCCCGATCATTAGCCAGTATGTAATATGCATCTGACGTTTCAGATGGGTTAAAACAACCCAGCACCCGATAAGCCGTTTCCATATTAAACCCGCTCTTTAACGGCATTGGTGTGGGTCCGTTATCGAGTTCCTGAATCCTGATATAAAGACCTTGTTCAATCCACAGCATAGGCATCCTTATCTCACGAGTACCTTTACAGCGTAGGTACCTGCGTACAGGTTTGCCATGACACTTTGGAAATTTATTACCAGTTAAAGGAACAGACAGGTCATATAAAAAACCCGCTACGATAAGCGGATTCGGAACGGTGGATACACAACGCCCATCGTTAGAGAAATCCTACCCAATTTTTTTGAATTTAGCAAGCATCGTGTCGCCAAAATGTTTAATCAGGCTTCTAACGTGTGACATCGCGCAGCATTTTTTCCGCGAATGCTTCTTCCTGCCAGCATTTCGTCACCAGCAGATTAATAACGTCAGCAAACCCGCTGTACCACTGGTAATCGGTCATATCAGGCACCAGAACCTGCACCTGACGGCGCGCCAGAGTGGTGGGAAGACGTGCAAACCCTTTACCACCACATCGTTCACACAGCTTTTGCACCGGCACGCCGTGTAACTCGGTACGCTTACGGTCAAGCGCCATTCCCCGTCCCGAGCAGTCCCGGCAGGCCGTACTGATAACTCCCTTCCCACCGCAGTGCTTACAGAGTTCTTCCACTTCCTCTACGCGAATTGTCGCATCCACGCCTTTCACGCCAGGATGCTTCACCACCTCCCGACGCACGCGCTTAACCCCTTTTCCTTCACAGTGATGGCATTCGCAGTTGCTGGCTGCCGAGCGCGCATAGTCGCTGTAGGCGAACTGAGCCAGACAAAGGGCCATTTCCGCGCGTGCGCGCTCACCAAGTTTTTTCATTACGCCGTTATTTAGCGCGAGCGCATATTTAACCAGGCCATCAACAGCGGGCTGCGGATCCTGAATGCCCATTTTGGCGAGGAAGAGGTTGAACCCCAGCGCCGCCTTAGACTGGACGAGACCCTGTGCGGCCATTACATCCGAGATGGTCAGCGCGGCGCTGCCGGTGGCTGGTGTCTCATCATCGAGTTTCGGTGATTTCGGGGAATAGAACTTAGGTAAGGCTTCGAGGTTCATGTGTGGTCTCCACTCCACTTATGACAGCACACCGATCGCGAGCGCGCGGTCTAAAAAACGAAAAATAAGCTCCAGCTGTGAGCCATATTTTTCTTCGAATGCCACGGTGTCCCGATGGAGCTCGTCGTGATGCCTTCTGCACAAAGGCAATACGAAAAGGTCATGGGCTTTGGTACCCATCCCGCCCTGCCCGTGGCCGATCAGGTGATGGGGATCGTCTGCCCGCTGGTTGCAGCATGCGCAAGGCTGCTGCTTAACCCAGCGGGTGTATTTCTCGTTTTCCCAGCGGCGGCGCTTTGGCCGGAGCATGTAACTTTCCGGCGACTCAGGGTCAATCATCAGCGCAACCACCTGTGTCTGTTGCTCCTGCGGCTTGTCGCAGTTCATCCGCGTCTTCACGGCGCAAGCACGCTGCGCTTTCGTCTGCACCATTTCAGCCGCCGATGGCCCCGGCACAATATCGCTTTCCCGCGACACGCCTTCTACTGGTAAAGAGGGAAGACGCAGCGCGCGGCGCGCCACACTGTCCGGCAGCGCATCAGTGATATCCATCCTGACAGCCCACCAGCATAACTCCGGCAGAGTCAGCTCGTGGGTATCGTCAAAGGCAAGGGCACCGCGCGCGACGCTGATAATCCAGGCTATCACATTGGAACGGGCAATTGCTGACAGGCGCTCAGTAAAATGTTCAGCCAGCTGATTATCACAGTGCCAGCACAGACGCAGCGCGCCGGGTTCATGCCGCATCGTGGTCAGCTCATGGTGATGGTATTCACTATGCGGCCACTGGCAGCCGCCCTGCTGCTTCATCAGCCAGTGCTCCAGAGCATTGATGCCACCGGCAGCCCGGATCACCCGCTCATCAGTAAAGAAGACATGCAGTCCTTCGTCATCGGCCAGGGGCTGGTGCGCCGGCGGCACCGCGCCGCTCGGGAACCGTGACATGCTTTCTGGCTGCACCTCCACCAGCACGCGCCCGTTAGCAAATATGGGCATCAGTTCAGCGCCGGGGCGCAGCAGCACGATACCCATTCCGCGCGCTATTTCCGGTGTTAACAGAGCTCTCACACTGCGTTCCCCTTCGCCACATGCTCGGCCCACAGCCCACCAATCCACTTAACACCCTTCGCTGTGAAACGCGCCTGGCTGAACGCGTGGTTGGATGTCGTGGAGGTGCCCGTTTTCACCTCGAACCGTCCGGCATCAATATGCTGGTGGCGCGGCGTCAGCACCCCGCCGAGGCGGTACATAATCTCGTTGTCGATCAGGAACAGGCGGAAATCCGTCTCTTTGACTTTTAACAGTTTTGCCACCTGACGAAATGAGAGCGAACCGCTGGCGGAGCAGTAGCGATCCACAAACTCCACCTTTGGCGCCGCGGCGGCGAGTTCCTGTGTCAGCCTTTCCTTTTGTTCGGCCAGATCCGCAGCAAGGCGCAGTGCCTCCGGCAGCGACCGCGGCACGCTCGGCTGCTGGCTGCTTTCCAGTTCCTGCCAGCGATCAACCAGGCGCGCGGTAAACTCCGGACATAACTGCGCCACAATGACATAGCTGTCACGCTTGTTAACCAGGTAGTGGTGGTATTCCTGCCTGTTCTGCGGGTGGGTGTACGGCAATGCCGTATACCCTTCAATGACGCTTTTCTTCATTAACCGCTCAATGGCGGTGCACACGTCGGTATGACGTGAACCTACAAGCGAGGCTATTTCCCGGCTGGACATAAAAAGCTCCTGACCTGCCAGCGCCGCATGATGCTTAGGGCAAAATGAAATCGGGTGTGTCTGGTTCATACGTTTCTCCATCTGTCAGGCGGCTGCACCCGCCACAAAGTTACTGATCGTGATTTCCACCTTCCCTTTGCTGGTTACCGGGCCCCATTCCACCAGCATCTTTTTCACCTGGCTGTCGTCCTCCCAGACATGGGCCAGAGTCAGCGCATCGAAAAGTGCCTTCAGGTAGTTATCCAGATCGCGGCGTTTCCGGTCAGGCGGGTAAAGCACCACCTCCACCGCCAGCAGGCTGGAGACAGGCTTGGGTATGCGCCGCAGTTGCTCAACAACGGCCGCTGCGGCATTGCTCTGATATTTGCGCCCGTCGGCGCTGACAAGGTGACGGCCTTTTAGCGGCCCCTTAGTCGGGGCGCGCCAGTAGCTGTTAACACTGGGAGGGAATGGCAGGATGAGTTTCATATTCATAACCCTCCCTAAACCGCTAATTGCAGCTGCATTACAAGCTTATCCCTCTGCTCGCAATAGCTGAGTGAGCCGGGACTGTTAAAGGATTCGATACGTTCAACAAGCACAGCGGCTCTGGTTTCTTTGGAAGCTGGCGCGTAGGCTCCTGACCAGGCTTTATCAATCCCAATATTCCTTGCAACGTTTGTGCTGTCGGCACTGGCAAGTGGTAGCTTTGTAAAAATGAGCGGGTTCAGCATGCGCAAGCCGTGCAGTTTCGTTACTGGTTGTCCGAAATCATCCGTTATATGACGTATGAGGTCTTTTATGCGTGCCACAGCCAGATTCGGACGTTTAACGTCATATTCTCCGCAACTACCAATTGCCACCCGCGGATAGTGTTTGCAGAGGCGAATAAAGCGATCATCGCTCTCGTTCATGTGCCAAACAGGAACCCCGAAAAAGGCACCATGTGGCCATTCATTGAGTAAAGCCTCATTCTCAGCTTCACCACCATCGATCACGTCCGGGATGATTGCAAAATCGAAACCGGGATGATTTTTCCAGCGTGCTACAAATTCGTAATAATCTCGCCAGTCGATTTTGTTACGTCCTGCAGCCTTCCATGCAGTGAATGCACCATTGTCCAGCGCGAATGACTGGCAATATTCAGATACAAGGTTTATTTGTCCCGGATGTGCAAACGAGACAAAGGCATGCCTTCCTTTCCATGCGCGAATGGCGCAGGTATCAGGAGTGATTGGTCCACCGTGATAATGGATCAAGATATCCTCCTCAGCCTTTCAAGAAACAATACAGCCTTAGCTTTCGCGTTCTCATCACCAGCAACCATCGCGCGCAGCAAAGTAACTGCCTCATCTTCTTTGGCCCTGCCGTTGATGGTGATGCCGCGGGCGACGCCTTTTGATAACGATATGGCGCCTTTCTTCTCCAGCTTACGCAGCATATCGGTCGCAGCGTTGGGTGAAGCGGCCCCCATAAGCTGGGCCACTTCTTTCTGCGTCGGCGGGTAACCGTTTCGTCTCTGGAAATCCGCGAGCATATTCAGCACCTCCTGCTGGCGGGCGGTCAAAGCAGAGGTGGAATTCATGCCGCTTTCTCCCGCGCGCCAGCCATTTCGCGAATGGAGGCTCTAAGCTGCCGAATGTTCCGCCAGTGCGTGGTGTCAATTGCCCCGACAACCAGCAGAAACTCATCCATCGCCAGGCCATGCTGCTCTTCAGCTTCGCGAGCGACCGTCGCAAGCCGTTCGTGCATGTCTTTCCGCTCCGCATCGTCCTGAAAAACAAAATCATTGAGGGCCATAAAAGCGCACAGCTTCACGCCGTTGTGATGCTCTTTAATCAGCGCCTGCGCGCGCGAAATGACGTCGGCGGTCACCGTCACCAGCATCGGGTTTTCTACAGAATCGGCAGCCCAGCTGTGAGCAAAGCGCGATTCATGGAAGGCATACGCCTCTTTGCTGCCGAACGCCGCGGTGGCACAGGCCCATACCTCAACGCCGCTTCGTTCCAGGATGTCGGCTGCTGTCAGTGGCAACTCTGTTTCAGCAGCCTGCAGTTGCTGCTCAGTTTCTGAATGCAGATCTGTTTCATCCTCATCGGGTTCCTGGCGGTTACTCATCAGCAGGCGTTCAGCCTGACGGCGTATCTGTGCAATAAACGCGTCGCCGCGCGCTTCCAGCTCGTTGCGGCTGATGTAACTCATTGCCGGGCCGCGCCAGGTTCTATCGAATACCGCAATGGCACCCGCAAAAAACGCGCCGGACGGGGTCTGCTTTTCGTCTTTAGGGACGAACCAGGACGGGAGATCGAAGCCGATGCGGCCACGGATAAAGGCGATGTGATCCGCGTCTTCCGGCCACCAGACCTCGCTGGTGGCCGCCTTAATCAAAAAGACGTACCGCCCGCCTTTTTCCCGCATCGCGCTGGCGTGCTGCATGATGTAACGCATGCCGGTGATGTACTCCCCGTCGTGCCTGGACGCGCGGTTGTACGGCGGGTTGCCGAACGCGGCACCGTTGAGTTCGGCCAGACGCGCGGACCAGTCCTGCGTCAGCGCGTTATCTTCGGCGGTGTAATAAGCCTCGCATTTGGCGTTCTCGCCATCAGAGAACAGGTCCAGTACGAGCGGACCGAACATGGCGTTGATGCCCCAGAAAATATTGTCCGGCGTGCGCCACTGATCGCCGACTTCCTTAAGTTCGTGAGCCGGTTTGCTGCGCAGCGCCGCCAGCGCCTGGCTGTAAGCATTCAATGGGTGCATCACAGTTCCCCCACATAGTTACCGGCCAGATAGCAACGGCCTTCCACATAACCAACGCGATTGCTCATCTTCAGGCACTGGGTACGCTTCTTCGCCAGCCGTTCGCGGTCCCGGTTACTCTTCGAAGCATCGAATGCAGCAAGGTAAACATGCGCGGCGCGGCGCCACAGATGCTGTCTTTCCAGCTGGCAGGCCAGCTCTTCGAAAACTTCGTGTTTCAGCTTCTCGTTTTTCATGATCTGAATCCCTCCGGGACCTGGCTGTAATCAACACCGGCATAGCTGGCTTTAAATGCGCTGTCGTCGCGCTGCATGCTGCGTTGCTTCCACTGCTGGCGAGCCGGACGTCCGCGCTCTTTCCAGCGGGTGGCGCTTAGCAGGTAGCCTTCAAGTTTGCTCGGGACGAACAGCGTCTGCGGGCGCATGTAGTCGTACATCTCCGTGTCGTGCCAGTGCTCGTGCTTGTAGTCGACAACGAGCTGCAGGTCGTCCACCGAATGACCTTCGCGCAGCCGGGCCCGGATGTTCTCCAGTGAGGATTTCGAGTTCTGGTAACGCGCGCCAGTGATCAGATTCAGGTGCTTCAGCACAGCAATCGCTTTATCGGTGATCAGCTGCTCAGCGTCAGGTTGCCCGGCAACCTGACAAGAAGGTTTTTTATCTGATGGTTCTTGTTTTGAATTTACTGACGGATCGTGTCCAGATTCTGGACCCTGAGAAGCGCCGTTTTTGCGGTTTTCCGGACGTTCAGATTCTGGATGTCCAGCTTCTGAACCTTCGGATTCTGAACGTCCAGATTCTGAATGTTCAGAAACTTGACCCTGAGAATAAGCACCGGCAGCCGCCTGGCGCAGGCGCGGCACGTTCAGCGTGTAGATGTTGGTACCACTGCGCTGGCCCTGACGGCGTTCTTTGCGGGTCAGCCATCCGTCACGCTCAAGCTCACCAACTGCGGTAATTACGGTGCTGCGACCGGCGCCAATCTGGCGCGCGATGGTGTCGACGCTGGGCCAGCTGATACCTTCATCGCTGGAGAAATCAGCCAGGCGCGCCAGGATCAGCAGCTTCGTGCCTTTGATTCCGGCACTCGCGCAGCCATCCCACACGTACGCTGATAGCTTAACGCTCATGCATCCACCCTTTTGAACTTCTCGCGGAACCGCTCAACAGGCTGCATGCAGTCGTGCGGGTAACCCGCGCGCCGGAAGATAACCTGTCGTTTTTCTGGGTCGTAACCCGTGACGTGGACTTCAGTTCCCCGCCAGTCGCGGTATCGTCTGTTGAGCTCTTGCATACGAGGCTCTTCGCTTTACGGTTGAATGCCCCCACGATGAGACGTGCGCGACTGTGGTTACATGGAACCCAGCGGCCTGATACCATGCGCTCATACCGAAACGACGGGGTGCCCTGCACAGGAATAGCCCGAAGTTGCGGTAAGCGGTTATTTACCGTTAAACTGTTCATGCGTTAGTTTCTCCACGAATACGACACGCCAAGGCGCCCGGAGCTGCACACTCGCGGGCGTCACTCTTTTCCGGCGCACAGAAAACGCGATACAGCAGCGTTAAATGCTCCTGCCACTTCGCCATTACCTGATAGCTGTTCTCTTCGATTTGAGCCCGTTCTGCCTGATCAATCACTCCATCAGCTGTAGCCTGTCTAACGAAACGCGAGTGCTCGCTGATCCACTCGAAGGTTTCCATCAGGCGCTGATTGATGTCGGCGTTATCCACATCCTCGATATCCACCAGCGGTACGTTCACGCTGTTCGACTGGCGTGAAACGGCGTCGGCGATGTGTTTACTATCGCTGGCCTGCTGGAGAACCATCGCCCAGCCCATCGGGAAGATCTGATCGCCGTCGGTGCGCAGCCGATTGAATAATGCATTCTCGGTTACACCCAACCATTCAGCCGCTTCGGCATAACCACCCGGCAGGCATGAGATTGTTTTCTTAATGGCTGCCACCAGCCATGCAGGCTGTTTCTCGACTTGCCAGTGTTTCTTATCCACGGTTAACTCCTTCTTGCTGTGGTTACTATTACGCCACCGTCTCGTTAGGCTTTGAGTAAAGGGCGGGTTCAACTTTTAACGCGCCTTTCGTTATGGTCTGGATTTCAAAAGCGCGACCTTTAGGAATGACGTTTCCCCAGCCAGAAACAGATGCGTGAGAAATACCTAAAATCCTTGCCAAATTGCTTACACCACCAAAGTAGGAAAGCACTTCATCTTTGTTCATACAGCCCTCTCACGTAGTTATTGGGAACACTGAGATAGTAGGATATCTTACATATGGAGGTCAAGGACTCCTACCTCAAAAGGTGGTAGGATTGCCTACATGAAAATGAATGATCGCATCCGTACGCGCCGAAAAGAGCTGAAGTTAACTCAGGCTGTTTTAGGGAAGCTTGTCGGCGTTAATCGAGTAACAGTAACTGGATGGGAATCTGGTGATTATGCACCTGGCGGCTCAAACCTTCAGGCGCTTGCCGCTGCTTTAAAATGCAATCCGCAATGGCTTATTGATGGTGCTGGAGATCCGGAAAGTGACGCCCCAGCCATGCGGCCAACAGATAAATTTGGAGTTAAGCAGATCCCTGTCTTGTCTTGGGTGCAAGCTGGTGAGTGGACTGAGTCCGGGATGTCTATAACGCAAGATGATATCCACGAATGGATATTCACTACGGCTAGCATTTCTGATGAAGGCTTTGCATTACGCGTTCGTGGTGACTCAATGACTAATCCGAATGGAGCCCCCAGCATTCCAGAGGGTTCTCTTGTCATTGTTGACCCAGACTACGGCAGCCCTTACGAAGTAAATGGACGGATAGTCGTGGCAAGGATTGACGGATCTACGGAAGCAACATTGAAAAAGTTTGTTATTGATGGCCCGCTTAAGTATCTCGTTCCACTCAATCCTAATTACCGAGTTCTTGAAGTCAACGGCAACTGCAGATTAGTGGGCGTCGTAAAGCAGGTTGTCACAGATCTCTAACCCTTTCGTACTAAGCCGCGTTCTGCGGCTTTTTATCACCCCTGAATGTAAGTTTTCCTACTTTTAATATTGACACCGCAAGGTAAGATATCCTACATTAAATCCATCAATAGCAAACAGGCGGGACGCCCACGAAGTAGCCACTCGAGGTTCAGTATGCAATTTGACAAAGAAAAGGTTTTCAAGACGTTCAACCTACCGCGTGAGGAATTTAGCGCGTTAGAGGCCGGGCCTAATGCTCACGCAGGAAACAGGATTGAGCTTTTTGTTAACGGGGCTCTGACGCAGACCTTAAACACAGAATCAGCGGTAACAGCCGATTACCTGATGTTTATGGGTGGTGTGGTTGAGGCGATGGAGAAAGATAAAACTTCGCTGGAGTCTGAAGCCAACAAAAGTGGTCGCACTCTGGCTACCGGATTTAGAGGGATTGGCTCTGTCCCTTTGGAATCAGTAGGCGTCCCAGAGGTCCTGGATAAATAGATCGACCTTTATCCACATGGCTCGACCTACGGTTTTAATGATGTGATTTGCGGTCTGATCGCTGATTTCAATGTCCCAGGAATCGTAATTTTTATCTGGGTACTCTTCGGCGAAGGTAGTCCGAATGCCGTGTCGGATATCAGCTTCTGAAAGTCCGCAGCCGGTATTAATCAGGCACTGGGTTAAAACATCTGAGCGCTTCATGAGTTATCACTATCAATGTGTTGGGGATTTCAGATTAACCGAATCCTTGTTGTTGGGGAATAGCAGGATCCACCGAGCCTGATGTGGTGAAAAGACAGGCGCACAACGGAAAGAGCACTGCCGAGCAAGGCATAAGAGCTGGTTCGATTCCAGACAGTCCCATTCAGTTGGGAGGGTTGGGCAGGGAAAAGGTCCGTTCGATTCGGACACCGGCAGTGCTCTCTCCGTTGTGATGTGTTCAAGCGAACTGCAGCGCCGGCCGACGCAAAGACCTGTAAATCGGCTGAGCCGCAACTACTGGCGGCCAAGACCAAAACAGAGCGGCAGGAAATAAGCAGGGGTAGCGCCCTGGTGTCACAACCAAAAAAAGCAGCAAGCGTGGTAGTAGGCAGTAGTTGGCGGCGTCTGAGCCTTTTTTATTTTCCGCGAGGACGCCGCAATTTTTTACGCAACACACAAGAGCATCGCCGGGCGACGGGTTCATAACCCAATCCACCCGGGCGGCTTCCTAACCGCTGGTGCTCTTCTGTGTTGAGTGGAGAAACTACCAGGCGGCCAGTGCAGATGGCCGCCCCTTTCACGGGAGTGAATAAAACCTGTTTAAACAGACTTACCCCATTTCGCATGGGTAGGGTTGCTACAACCAAAAGACAGCGCGGTGCAGCGCAAAGTTAAGTGGAGGAACACGCATTGAATTACGAAAAAACGAACGAGCTCGCGAAATCAGGCCACCAGCTGGTGGTGCTTTTGGGCACGCAGAACGGCATGCATGAAGCCGCTTCTCTTGTGCAGCGTATGGCCGGGCAGCTTGATATTTTAGCTGCAGTGTTAAACGGAAAGACAAAGCTTTGTGAACAGCTGACGGGGGAGAATGCGGCGCTGAAATCTGCAATTCAGACGCACAGCGAATCAGTTCACTTCTGCGAGGTTTGCGGGAAAGACGATCCGTGCAGCACAGATGACGTTTGTCATGTGCTCAAAGAAACCCCGGACACAGAAGCATGCCTGCGCGAAGTAAAGGCGCAGGGAGCCGAAAGCACCGCAGCCTATATCAAGTTGAGCATTCAACATCTTCCTGAAGATCAGCGGATTACATATCACGACGCAATCGAACTCTGCTCCGGCGCTGCCGCCCTGCTTCGGAAAGGCGGTGCCGTATGAGCAACCTTAGCATACTCGATATGTGCTGCGGCAGCCGGATGTTCTGGATGGATAAGCAAGATACCCGTGCTGTGTTCACCGATATTCGGGCAGAACAGCATGTGCTTTGCGATGCGCGTACGCTGCAAATCAGCCCAGACATTATCGCCGACTTTCGTTCTTTACCATTTGCTGACAACACATTTGCACAGGTCGTGTTCGATCCGCCTCACCTTGAGCGCGCTGGCGAAAATAGCTGGATGCGAAAGAAGTATGGTGCACTGAATAAATTAACGTGGCCACAAGATATTCGTGCAGGATTTTCTGAGGCATTTCGAGTGCTGCGCCCGCACGGCACTTTGATATTCAAATGGAACGAGACGCAGATTCCGGTAAGTCAGGTAATCGCGCTTACTGACGATAAGCCGACCATCTGGCAACGAACAGGCAAGGCGGATAAGACCCACTGGATTATTTTCTTAAAGAGGGGCACAGCGTGAGTGAAAAAACAGATTACCGCGCAATCGTCGAGCGCATCGCAGAGATTCTGCATGGCAGCGTCACTGATGTGGATCTGCTGACCGTTACGGTGCAGGCGATGAAAGAAAGGAACACGAAGCTTGAACGAGAACGTCGATTGGCTGTTGAAAGCAACAGCGCGGTGGTGAGTCTGGAAACCAGCGTATGGACGCCAGCAGCGAAATGTGAGGTGTGTGTGGAAGGTGCCCGCGGAGGGTGTTCCACCTGCGCTTACAACCAGCAGTAAACCGGGTGCAGCCGGAATAAATGTGGAGAGTTCGTATGGCCAAGTTAATGAAAGCGAGCGCCTGGGGGAAGCGTGAGTTTGTTCCGGGCTCGGTTCCAGATAACAGAACGATTAAACGCTGGGTAGAAAACGGCCTGCTACGCGGGCGCATCGTAGACGGCATGGTTTGGGTATGCGCTGGCGAGCAATGGGGCGTTGAATCTATGATTAGCGAAAGCGTTCGCAGGCTAATTCAAGAGGATTAAGATGGCCGGCAGACCACGTAAAAGGGAAAACAGGCATTTTCCCGACTACCTCTATTTCGACAAAGAAACCGGGCAATACCGGTTTCAACTCATTACAGGGAAGAGAAAAAGTATTGGTAGTGATCGGGCGGTGGCGATCGCTATTGCACGCGAATATAACCTCCGCATGCGACCCGAATCAGTGCTATCTATTGAAAGCCTGGTTCGAGAGTCCGGAGGCATTAATGGCGAAGCAAAACCGTTTGCGGAACACGCCCAAGCGCTACTTGAAAGAGCTATTCGCGATGAAAACCCAGGCACAGATGCGAAGGCTGTTTGGCTGAATGATATTGAGCGAGTGAAAGAATTTTTCGCTGATATTTACGCCTGCGATATCGATCTGGAGCACGTTAACGGCTATATCAAAAAATACCACAGCGAAGCATCAGCGAACGTGCAGAACAGGAAAGTAAGCTTTCTTAAAAAGCTCTTCAGCTATGCGGTCGATGAGTCGCTTATGATGGATAACCCTGCTGAACGCAAAAAAATGCGTCGGGCCGATTCCAAAACTCGCCGCCGCCTCACCCTGGACGACTTCAATAAGATACATCGCGCCGCGCCGTTATGGCTGCAAACTGCCATGGATTTGGCAATGCAAACCACGCATGCAAGGCTTGAAGTATCGCGCATTCGTTATTCCATCAAGCAACCAGGCGAAGGCGTGTGCGGATGTGTATGGTTTCCAGAGCCACAAGGGGAAATCTTCGGCACGCTCTATATTCACCGCCAGAAGGTGCAACATAAAGAAGCATCTCACGTGGCTATACCGATCGGGTCAGTTCTGAGGGATATCATCGAGCGCAGCCGGGATAATGTGGCCAGCCCTTATGTAGTGCATCGTCTTCCGCTAAAGCGAAGCAACCCCACAAGCAAAGAGGTACGGCATCCGACACAAGTTGCTCCCGACTATCTCAGCCGGTCATTTTCGACCCTGCGAGATGAAGTAGGTGTCGGCGAAAATCTACCGGAAGACCAGCGGCCAACGTTCCACGAGATAAGGGCCCTCTCTGCGTTTCTCTTCAACAAGCAGGGGATTGACCCTCAGGGGCGTATGGCTCATAGCAATGCGAAGTCCACAAGGATCTACACTGAGAACCATATCGACTGGGTATTTGTCCCGCATGGAGAAATTGCAGTAAATTTGTAAGAACGGGAAGGAAAAAGATAAACGCTTAAAACTAAATAAAAAGGAAGGCACGACAGTGCCTTCCTTAAGTTAGTTTCCAAATGCGCACACGATTAGCAGCGCACTAAGAATGCCCAAGCCTGATACCCGTAATCATGGGCATCAAGGACTTTGTTGGACTTGCCACGCACCTTGCGGTAGCGACAGAAAACCCAACGAAACCCTTTTGGGGCGGCTTTCGTAACAATCGAACGTAAACCCATCCATATAACACCTCCTTACCAAGAGAGATTTTTCCCTTGAACCCACTCTCCTAAAGTGCTATTTTCAGGTTGCGTATAGAGAAGTTCACGGTGACGATGCCTCTTGGTTTCATCGCCTTAAATAGCCCTGATGGTTGGCGCCTTCAGGGCTTTTTAATTAGTTCTTTCTGATAAAAAGCAGCGTGTGCAGATACCCCACATTCTGATGCAATCTCCTCAACGGACATGTTCTTAAGAAGATGCGCATGAGTCATTGGCACCAATAACTCACCACTAAAACACTTCGCTTGCCATTCACTACTTTCAAAAGCTCGTATTTCTACCCCTGGTTCAGCACGAGCAAAAGCAATGTTTTTATGCATTAGCAAGTGCCCGATTTCATGAGCCACAGTCATACGGTCTCGACCAACTCCGTTAAGAGCCCCTTCATAAATATCTTCTCGTAAGATGATAAGTGAATCTTGAGGATAGGTAAGCCCATGAGTTCCTCCCATCTCCTCGATCGTCCCTATTTCATAAGTAAAATTGGGAATGATTTGAGGTAAAGCGAATTCAAGAACTTCCATCACTGGGAAAAACAGCCCCCGAATTTTCATTGAAGACCGTAACTGGTTAGCCAGTCCGCGGATGGCGCTACGGCTCATCGGGGGCACCCTGTAATCTTGTCCGCTCAAACTGCCTCCTACTTATCTTTTTTATTCAGCAAATCACGTAATCGGGCGAAATCACTATCGCTCAGCTCATCAAAATTGCGGGCAAATGCCATTGCCGCTTCTCGGGCACGCTCAGTTTTACCTGAAAGATTTATCTCAACAGATTGCTGAGAATCACGAGCAGCTTTAGTCAGCTCTTCTCTTGCCTGAATGCCTTCGCCAACAAAGTAGTTGATGATGCTATCCAAGACTTGTGAAGTGACTGCACGTTTTCCTGTTTCAATCGCTGAGAGGTAAGACGAAGTCACGCCCATAGCATCAGCCATGCTTTTCAGCGTGACACCGACGTCTATACGTAATTTCCTAACCTTCTTACCAAACGGCGTTAACATATTATTGCCTCTCTAATGTTCGTAAGACCTGGTTACAGCTCAGGTCTAACTTTAAGATAACCTCGATCAGATGATAAATCAACTGATTTTTGTTGATTTATTTCTACTGCTTTAAGATCGCATTTAACAGAGTATAGATCACACCGAGTTCATTCCACGACCATTTATCTTCAAAATGGAAGCTTTTGGGAATGGTGAAATAGCGGTATAAGCCCTTGATGTATATAGAGAGGACTTTGCACAAAATGTGCTGTTTGCATATACATATGAATGAGGTAGAAAGCCTTGTGCGATGCGGGTTTGAAAAGGTTTAAATCGTTGTCATGGGGTGTCAGGGGTCGGAGGTTCAAATCCTCTCGTGCCGACCAAAAAATCCCAGAAAAAACCAACCCATTGCGGTTGGTTTTTTTATGCCTGCAATGTGGTGGCGCGAAATGAGAGTGAAAGTCTGGTAAAACTCCTGTCATTTAGCCTAATGACCGCTGTGTCGCGTTGCGGTATTTAAGTAACATACCGCTCTGCTTTTTATAAACGTTAACGTTCCGCATCACATCGCAGCGCTTTAGCTACCCCGAACTCACAAAGCGCAACAGTGCTTCTGTTCCCTACCCTGTAATGGTTTATCTCACATTAAGCGTGAAATTGCCCCTGGCCCAGGATTCAAAAGAAGTCGGATGAAAGTCTGCGACTTTATTGGCAAGCGCAATGGCAGCCTGATGCGAGCCTGGCCCCAGATAGGTGTATTTTTCGTAATACGCCAGCGTATCGCCTAGCGCTTGCGCGCCAGGGAAAAACCCCGCATAGACGTCACGTGGAACCTGCTTAAAGTTGACCTGATATCCGAGCTGATTCAGCATGGCAACAATGTCGCTGAAACTCAGGAAATCGCCGACAAGCGGCAGATAAGCGCCCTTTCCTGCGCTATCAGGATGGGCAAACGCGCCCGCCACAATGTGTCCAAGCTCGTTAATGTCCCCCATATGAATGCAGCGAACGTCGGGATTAATCGGCAGTACCCACCCATAACTTCCGTCCTGCTGTTTCTGCGGACCAAACGGTCCTGAAAAATTCTGATAATAAGCAGGAGGCACGACAAATGTGTAATAAGTAAAACCTGCCGCTTTTACCAGACTGTCTATTCTGGCTTTGTTGGTAAACTGCGGGAGGCTGAATTCACCCTGACTGACAGATTCAACATCAGGAAGCGTGGACCAGATAAAATGTTTCACACCTGTCGATTTTGCGGCCTCTATCGCGGCCATTGCCTGTTTTCTCTCATCCGCGCCTTGTTGCCAGTAATTTGTCACCAGAAACACGCCATGTACCCCTACCAGCGCGTCGCAGAGCGTTTCAGGCTTTTCAAGATCCGCATACAGAATTTCATCCGCCTCGCCGGTATAGCTCTGAGGGTGACGAGACAACGCCCGCACCCTGAAATTACCGGTTTTTGTTAGCGCCTGTACCACCCCTTTTCCCTGATGCCCCGTCGCACCAAACACCGCTATACGTTTCTTTTCTTCCGCCAT